GGTAATGATTGTATGCCTGCGATCTTGAACTTGTTATGCCAGCCGCATTGCGGTCAACATCACGGGCTATCTTCGCAAGAATAGCTTCAACACATTCAATGCTTGCAGGAAGCACGGAAGGCTTAGAGGCAATGACCGCATTTATTTCTTCGTCACTAAGAAGAGGCCTGTTTGAATCTGTGTCGCCTATCCTAAACCGCACCTTGTCCTTGGTTGTGGTTAGGCTTGTAGAATAAGCAAAAGACATCTTAGACCCCTGAAAGAATAAAAATGTGCAGGCCCATCAGGCGAAAGAACCTCACGAAAGCGAGGAAAAAAGATGAGCCTGCACAGATCAATTATACTGCGTCGTAAAAGAACAAGCCGCAGCTTGAACTTACGAGTTTTTGATCCCAGTACATTTCAGCCTCCACACGGTCAGAAGCAAGCTGATCCATGTAGAAAGACTTAATGATAGCACCACCAGCAGCATCAGCATAAGGATTCCAAGAGAATGTGTAACCGGCTGACGGCTGCAAAAGGCTTGGGCTTGGGTTTACATAAGCCAAAAGACCTGACTTGGTAACGCCTGCATCTTCCCCTACTGCAAACTTGTAAGAAGCTGCTGCTCCTGCTGCTGATGAATTGTAGATTCCATCGGCAACAATAACTTCATCGACACCAAGCAAGCCAGCAAGAAGGTCAGGAGTAAGCACGCCTGTTTGGGTGTACTTGATAGACTCTAAGATCGTGCTGTTGTTCTTCACAACCGCATAAACCTCACGGCTAAGAAGCAGCTTGTTCGGACGATTGCCGGTGGCCTTTTGGATGATATCACCCCAGGCATCGACTTGAGCAATGATGTCTGTCGTGTTGACAGTCCAGTTTGCAAAGTCATTTCCCGCGCCCTGTTTATCGCTGCCCCAAACGCCAGTCTTCATAAAGTCCTGCGCAAATTTGCGGTCTTCATGGATCAACATCTTTTGCGCAAGAAACTCAACCGCATCCCGTTCAGGGTCGATCGCTGGATCTGCATTGAAGCGAATTTCGTCCGCAATATCCTTGTGAAGCGCATAGCGTTGTGCAGTATAGGTCGCAGTGGTTAGCGCATATTCTGAACCGGCTGACTCTGTGCCCGCTGCCCGCATTCGCGCTTCATCTCGTAAAAAATCACCTTGATCATAAACAAAATATTTATCGCTACGGTACTGAACAGGCAAGACCGGCATCATGCGACGTGCAACAAAATTATTTGCGTTCTGAATATAGGCAACAGACATCTGCGATAAAGCAGCATCAACATGCACCTGATTAACTAGTGGGTTACTCATTATTCCTTACCTCTCTTCCTATGCTACTTTACCGTTAGGGCTAAACACCATCGTCCCTAACTCGCCATCGGCACTGGCTGTCTCAATAATAATTCCAAGACGAAATGCAGCGGTATCGCTACGCTTGCCTTTTCCGCTTGCTCCACTGGCAGCGTTATAGCCTGCGTCAAAATCAGTTACCCCTGACTTTATTCGGCTAACGCCTGCAATCAAAACCTCGGCCGACTGCCCCTGGGCAGAGGGCGCGTTTTGTAAAATACCAATTGCGTTTCCGTCATCGCCCGCTAATTCAACCTGTCCATCGGTATTGATTGAAACAAAACAATACTGACTCCCGGATAAGTCTGTTGACGCAGGCAGCGTTATGCTTGTTTTATTTTCTGAGTATGCCATTATTTGTTACCTCTTCGTTCTGTTCTGTATTGGTTTCGAAGTTTGGGATTTTGTTCCCAGACCTTGTTTAGTGCCGTAGCCTTTGTAAGCGAAGAATCGCCAGCAATCATATCGTCGGCCATTGACTCCGCAACCCGCATTGCACTTCCGTTTCCGGTTGTGCCTGCTCCTGACTTGCCAAACTCAGACAACAGAGCAGAGTCAGAGACGATCTCATTAACCGACTTAATCATTTGCTCCGTCTTTTCTGCCAGTTCAGCAGGTAGGTTTTTATTGATCTGCATCAAGAAATTACCAAGTTCTTCAGTGTTAAAGGTTGGCACATTTGGGAAGCATTCCGCACGCTTGATGAATGATTCCCGTTCACGGTCTTCTTCCATCTTGGCAATGCGTTGACGCATGGCTTCATTCTCAGACTTCAAAACGCAAAATCTCTTTTCCATTTCTTCGTCTTCTTCTTCAGCCTTTGCCGCCTCTTCTTCCGGTTTTTCTTCTTCAGCTTTTTCTTCTTCAGATGCTTCTTCTTTTTGCGCCGCTGCCTCTAGGGCTTGTAACACAATTGCAGCATCGTCCTCTGACAAGGCTGCAAGAATCTCCTCAAGTGTTTTCATTTTTTTTGTTTCCTCTTTTTCAAAACGTTTGAAGAGAGCGATCTTCACTCCCTTCCCTGCACCCTTGTCCACAAAGGCAACCTCGTTTACTTTAAGATCTTCTAAATCATTCATATTTCTTACGCTTGGCGGAACCACCAATTGAAAACTCGCTGTAGGTTCCATCCTTAACCTTGTTCCATACGCTGGGGTCAACAACACGAAAACCCACCCACCAGCCAGTTATCCCCTCAGGCATCCCCATCGCTTTCCGTTTCTCAGGCGTAATCATGCACGACTCAACAAGCTCTGCAACCCCTAATTTGTCGTGCATCTCTGTAGATTGTCGGCTGCTTTGAACATATTCATACGCCGCCTTCTCAAGCTCAGGAATAGATATGCGGTCTTCCTGATGATCAATAACCGCATTCCCTGATTCATCTGCAACTACAGAGGCCCATCCAAAAGCAAGTTTTTCTTCGCTGGCCAGTTTGCTGATTGGGACTGACATTGACCAGCGCTTTTCCGTTGCCTCTTCAAAGTTGGCGATTGAGTAATCTTCGCCCTCTAGCCACTTTCTGGCCTTGGCAGGCGTCCACAAAGAAGATTGAAAGCGCACGCTTTGAACGTCTAATTGATCGCGGGATTTTAGCCGACCCATAATTAAAGCAACTCCCTCAGGCATCCCTTCTGTCATCCTCTGAAAAGTATCGTCCAAAAACAAGTCAGGATTTTTCTGTCTTGCAGAGTGCTCACCTGGAAAAGGCATTGTCTACGTTATGCACAGAAACAATATTTTTTTTCAAGTGCAATTTTGCAAGTACCTGTAATCTGGATCTGCAACCTGTCTTTACTCGCCAGAATCACCATCGACAACATCAACATCAACCGCATCAACATTCGGAATATCAAAGGGCAAAAATTCACCCTCACCTTCGCCTAAACTCAGAACACTAGGAGCACCGGCATCCTTTGTGGGCAATCCTGCCATCTCCCTGACATGCTGTTCTAAACTCTCATCAGGTACGAGCACCCCTGACGATGTAGCCTGAGCAATAAAGCTGCCTAGCTGCGCAAGGTCCGGTGATTCCATATCCCCATGTGTAAGCACCGGGTAATCTTCCTCAGATATGCCATTGTAAGCGCAAAGCTTGGGGATTGCGTTTCTGTTTATTACATCAACAACCGAATCAAGCATTGCACCAATAGACATCGCTAGAATGTTGGTCTTGGAGTCAGCCAGAGCCCAGGAGCCAACCGAGTCTTGACCAAGCAAGAGCATCTCACTTAAGAAGCTCATCATGATTCTTGACTCGTAACGCTTCACAATTGCATCTACATCGATCGGACGCCTTCCCCCGCTTGCGAGTAAAGACAGTTTATAACCTGTAGGTGTTCCGTCTAGGGATGTCTCAGAAGGAAGCACGACACCCTCATAGGCATCCCGCTTAATCTTCTGGACCATATTTTCCATATTGGTCCTGATAGCCTTCTGCGCACTTGAGGCATTTGGGTGCATTATCTCAGGAGGCACCTGCATCACAGGCAATCCTGCAAGGTCCCTTTCAACCCCGATAGCCTCAATGCTTTGGATTCTCTTTAAATAGTAATAGCTTTTGTATGCACCCCTTAGAAGGCTCCTCCCTTCTGGGTTGTTCTTGTGACTGCGCATACGAAACAACAATGCTTTTTCAATCGGTATGTATTTGAGCAGATAAGAGGGCGCTGGCCTCTGCCACATCCCCAAGATTGTCCCGTCCTCATCTAGGTCCCAGCGGTCAAGACTGTCCTGGCCTCTCACAGCTAAAGACCTCCAGCCGACCTTTCCATCGCTATACTTGCTATTAAAATAGCGGTTATCGCTGTCGCCTCTTCGGTATTTATAATTGATCTCAAAAAAGGACCAACCAAATACACACATAGTCATAACCTCAGAAATGAAGTCTGCCCAAGTGTTGGTCATGTCGCCCATGCAACTCTCTATGAATTCCGCTGCTTGCTCCGCTGACTCTGTTGGCTGCGATGATGCCATTGACCAATCCACCTGACGCACCAACATCTCGAGCAAATACATAGCCGCGCTGATGCTTGCATCATTGTCAGCCATTTCTCTATAGACCTGCACCGCCTTCTTACCTGATAGCTGCGGCAACCATTCCTCAAGGACCCTCCCGTCTCTACTCGTGTTTAGTCCTGTTGCACCCGCCTCTGCTAATGCGGGTTGTTTTCTCCTTGGCATTTTCTTCTTCTCCTTAGATGACCGGCGCAACCGTGCATCTGCAATTTATCGTCTCGCTAATTGGTGCCGTCGGGTCACCTGGGAATCTCAGACTCTCCTTTGTGGCTTTATTGTAAAACTTCTCACCGACCTTGACCTTCTGGCTGTCCATATTGTTGTGCTTTCTGGCTCCACTTTTACCGTCATTGAAGGCCAACCATTCGATCATCTTAACCCCCGTTGCTTTGTAGCCTTCGTAGGTCCCGCTGTTTTGAGCTTGAGCAAGTTCAGTTCTTGCAATTACCGCTGCTCTTTTAGGGCTAAACACATATTCATCTTCAAAGGCCTGGGTGGCGATTCTTCTCGCTAGCTCTCCTGCGCTTGGCCTTGGAATCTCCTTCAACGCTTCAAGCACCACTGCGTTAACTTGCTGATTCACCTTCAACTGAGTATCTACAAGGATGTCGTGCGCCCTTCTGATTATGCCGTCTTCGTATTCTCGCCAAAACCATTTGATACGCGTTCCTTTTGCCTCTGTGGCTTCTGCTACTGCTTGACCCGGAACGATGACATTTCCCGCTGCCATGTTGGCAGACTCAGCAGCCTCCCTTGCTCCGTAGATTCTCATGATAGCAGCAAGCTGCTCTTCGAAAAACTCATCCTTTGTCTGCTGCTTTTTGAACTGACCCTTGGCTGCTTCAATGGCTACCCTCTGCCTGTATCTCCGATAACTATTGAGCCATTTCATCAAGGCCTTTTCATAAGCCTTGGCCCTAGCCTCTCTTTGTTTTCTGCGCTGGCCTAATAGCCTTGGGTTAGTCATCCGCATCATCCCCCGATGCATAACAGCAAATGATGCAGTCGTAATGCTCCGTCAAAGGCACAACCGGGTGCCTCTCACATATCAAATCATCAGGCACAAAAATGCCTCCCTCATAAACTTCCGACTCGGCACGAGCATCATCATAACAGTCGTTACAGTCTCGGCAGATGTTGTCATGCTTGCACACGAAATTCATCACAGCCATACATCCCCTCGATAATTCACGCTTGGGTCGATGTGAATCATGCTTGACCTGTTCTTTAGCATAAGCTCAGTGAAGGCCCATACAAGAGCATCTAATCGATTAGGGCTAGGCATGTTCGAGTTAGGCACCCACGAGCAAAGCTCATCTTCTAGGTCCTTGAATAGGCCCACATGGCTTATCCTCTTTTGCTCATACAATGCGCTGACGGGTTCTGCTCTTGCTTGCTTGTTTCTTGATGCGTGGATGCCTAGGTATGGAACGCTGCGGTCTATTGTTCTAATCGTGGCCTCAACCATATCACCGCCCTGATTTGTCTCAGCTACAATCCTGTCTGCCTTCCATCGGTGATACGCATCAACCGCCACCTGTGCCCACTGAGAAGGGCTTACATGACAGGTCAGGTCCTCAAGTAGATATCCATCGCCTGACCCATCAATTGCAGCAACAACGATTCCTGTATCATCTGAAGTCTTCTTACTCGTGGTTGCTGGGTCTATCGCCACAACGATTCTTTGCAGGCCTTTAGGGACATCAAAACACCTTGTATTATCAAGGGCCATCCTTGTCCATAATGCACCCGGCATCTCATCTAATAGTTCGGCGTGTAATTCTTGCCTGCCTAGTGTGGTGCCCTCGTATTTCTGTAGGATGTTATCAAGCCAAGCCTGGGCTACGTTTGCTCTATTTTCAAATGTTGACCCGTGCGTTACTACACAGTGAGGGTGCCTCATAAGGTCTCTGATTAGCCTCGAAGGTTTTGGCGTTGTCGTGACGATCGCTCTTGGGTCATTGCCCACACGCAATCCAAATTGCAGTTGGTCCCAGGCATCAGGGAAGCGCCAAGCGCATAATTCATCTGCCCATGCAGTGTCGTGCTCAGGACCACGAAGCATCTCGGGTTCATCTGCTGAGTAGGTTGTGGCCACTGCCTTGTTATGGAAGGTTATCCTTCTTTTGCTTGGCTCATAAACCGGACGCTGCGCAGGTGGGAACACACTAAGGATTCCGCTGCGACCCTCAACCATTACATCACGCACATCGGCCGCTGTCCTTCCAACGATGGCAATTCTTTTTGCTCCTTCTTCCACTCTATTACGCACCCATTCAGCGCCTGTTCTAGTCTTGCCCCAGCCTCTTCCCGCTTTGACCAACCAGTAGCGCCAGTGGCCATTAGGGGGTAGCTGATTCTTGCGAGCCCAAAAAGACCACTCATACAGAATCAGGCTCGCCTCCTGTTCCGTCAGGTTTTGAATTGCCTTCTTCCTCTCCGAGTCGTTTAGCGATGCCATCCAATATGCCTTGGAGTCTGTCTCTTGCGCTGTTGTCATCAACCTCAACCTCTGCCTTGACTTCTAACCGTTGCTTGTCATTCCTTGACCATCTGTCTGGGTGCCTTCTTTCCAACATCCATGCAGAGGCTTGCCACTGCTTCTCTGCTGCCTTCTGCACTATGGCTACGTTCCTAACCTCGGCTTCAGCTTCTGCCTCTTGTAGGCCCTTCAGGAAATGATAGTAGATGCAGTTTTCATTGCCCTTGGCTTCCGACTCCTCGCCTCGCTTCACCCAGTTTCTAAGCGTTGTGTGACTAATCCCTGCAAACTGACAAGCAACCTCTTTGTAGTTGCCTGCCCTGATTGCTTGATAAATCTTGCGCTGGGTTTTGGGGTTTAGTTTTCCTCTATATGTCATCTGGATTCATCGCCTTCTCAACTCTTGCCCTGATGATGTCACAGTATTCAGGTGATATCTCAGCCGCTATGACCTTGAACCCTTCACGCTCTGCTGCAACCAGAGTTGTCCCACTTCCTGCGAATGGCTCAAGCACAACTGCATTCTGTGGAGTGACTAATCTAAGCAGCCATCGCATCAGCTTAGTGGGCTTGACCGTTGGATGATAGTTCTTGACTGCTTTCTCTTTCCAGCCTCCTGGTTCTGCTGGTGAAGCTGATTCAGTTTCTTGAAGATCTTCGCATCCTTCCTCTTTTTCGCCTCTTGATGGCTTGGGGCAATAGTAAATGTTTGCTGGCCATCTGCCGAGATCACTAGGGATGCACTCGACCGCTCCTTGAAAATCCCCCATGGTTCCGTTTGCGCCTGGGATACCACTTATTTGTGTTTTCAACTCCTCACTAGGGCCGGGCCAAGACTCATCACCATACGCAATCCGGGTTGCATCAATGTTGAGTCCACCCGTGCCCCATTTCAAAACGTTCTCCGCAACGGTGCCGTCGAGCGGTTTGCGTGCGAGCACAGCCGGCTCCTGTGCAGGCTTCAGGGCGGTACCCCATCCTGACCAGCGGCGAGATTCTGGGGAGGCGGGGGCAGTGACCATTGTTGTTTTTACAGGATCATTTTTATAGGTGCCATACTTATCCCCTTGTAAACCTCCTTTACCACCGCGCGCCCTTTTGGCAAGACGCGCAGAGGCTTTTTTTCCATCGGCAGTAATTTTTTCCCCAATCACTTCCCTAGTTAATCCTGCCGCCTTGTCGATCGCCTTGGATACGTCCATCGACTTCGGGAAACCTTGCCATTGGAGCCAGCCTATCTGGTCGCGTATCTCAAACCCTGCGTCCTCTACTGCGACGGTCAACCGGTGGACCGTCCGAGTAGCTGCGAACGCTATCAAGTGCCCACCGGGCTTCAGGACTCGAAGACACTCCCGGGCCCAGTCCTCACCGGGTACGGCTACATCCCAGCCCTTTCCCATGAAGCCAATGCCATAAGGAGGATCAGTCACAACAGCATCAATGCTATTGGGTTCAAGGCTTCTCATCAGCTCAAGGCAATCAACGCAGTGCAACCTATGTTGACCTAGCTTCACGACCTCGCCTTGCTTAGTCCTTGCCTCTATACGTTCAGGGATTACGTCAAGGGCTTCATTCTCTGCATCCCTCTCGTCCTGGCTCTGACTTGGCTCTGGCTCCGGTGATACCTCAGTTAGCAGCTGCTCAAGGTCTTCAGGCTTGTAGCCTGTTCCCTCGAGACCGCAAGACTCATTCAACTCTGCAAGTAGGCTTGCAAGCTGGCTTTCATCATAGCTGGCCACATCATTGGTCCGATTGTCAGCAAGCAGAATCCTAAGCGCATGGTCGTCATCAACGTCTACCCAAGCAACTGGGACCTTATCCTTGCCTTCTGCCTTTGCAGCCTTCCATCTGTGATTGCCCGCTAAAATACGGCCTGTTGACCTCTGGGCTACGATAGCACCGAAGAACCCGTTGACGTTTATGCTCTCGCCAATCAGGTCAATATCCCCATTTCTAGGGTTGCCAGGATGGGTTTTTAACTTATCAATTTCTACTTCTTCGAACTGCTGCTCTAATTCCATTTTTTATGCGCCACATGAAACCACACCGCATAAACCCCGCTTGTACCTTATTGTACCGAATCGCCCTCAGGCATTCCGCGTGCTTATGCTGCATTGTTCCTTATTCTGTTTTGTAACGCAAAAAACTTGATGGTGCAAACTCAATCCAACAACTGCATGGTTATTCCTGGCATCTGCCTCGCTTGCATATCTGCCCAGGTCTCTTGAGTCCCTCGCTTCTATGAATCACCCATGTTTCACGTGAAACGCCATAGACAACGGTGGACAATAGAAACATCAGTTCCTCCACTGTTTCTAACCCTGCAATCCGGGTTGCTCTCTTGACCTCTTCGCCCAATCGCCTCAGCAGGAGCTTGTCCTGATGCTTGGCTAAAAAGTCATCATCGGGACTTCGATGCCGTGTCTTTAGGGTCACCGCTCCTGGTCTTATCCCATCATAGTCAATCACATTGCTGTAGTCCTCGTGCGGATGTTTCCAGCTCTCTGCCCAGTCTCTACTTATTCCCATTTTTCTTGCCTCCACAAAACACTGACCGATGCCGTATACTCGGTGCGCTATAATTTCCAAAATTTTCAACCTTGTCCCATGTGCAACAAATGCTGCACCATCTCTTTCCTGCCTCGTAGTTTTTAGCCACTTCCTCAACCGGGATTTTTAGCCTCTTGGCCGCCTGCTTATACCTCGCTGGGTAGGGTGGATTGGCTGTCAACAAATACTGTAGCTTGTGGTCTCCCACGCCAAACTTTCGAGCAATCGCAAACTTGGGCAGGTCCCGATTCGCTGCCCAGTATTTCATGATTCTTTTTTTGAGCCTGAGCAGGTCCTCAATTGTTTCCTGGTTTTTTATGATTCTTTGCATTTATCGCTCACCCTACCCCAAAACCATTCTTCCTCTTTGTCACCCGTTGCATGTATGTCATGGTGTGCAAACTCCCTCGGGCACCTAGTCCGGCCGGCTAGGATGTCGCTGATCACCCCAAGACAAACTTGGGCCACCTCAGGCTCTGTTGTCCTGCCCCTTGCCTCTCCTGGTGGTGGTGGATGCCCGCTGCTTAACCCTTCAGCCCTATAGGCCTGCACCCAGTCCTCAAACGCTTGAGAATCGCCTGTGCTGCGGTCAAACCGCTTTGAGGCCTCTATGCTCCTCTCCACCGCTATCGAGGCTCTGAGCCTGCTCCAGTTGGCTCCTAGGTCGTTGTCAGCACACCGCTTGACTGCGGCTGCTAGGATTGGCCGACTAATATTGAGTTCGCACAATCGTTTGACCCAGCGGTCTTTGGTGTGGTTCGGGACGTTACCTGAAAAGAACTCGCAATATTCCTGAATGGCATCAATTGCCTGGTTTCTTGTAATCATTCCGACACCTTGCCCTTTGCCTCGGCTGCCCAATCTGCGGGTGCCTCCTTGGGTGAAAATACCCCGTCATGGATTTTGGTGATATTGTCCTCTTTACACAGATTCGAGATTCCCCATTTGCACGGCACTTGCCCATGCTCATATTGCTCTTTAGCCATCAGCAAATAATCCTGAAACGCCTGTACCTCTCGACCATCAACCGCATCCGACCCATGAATCTCCCTAAGCGTGTCAATCGCCCGCATGATGTTCCACCTGACATTTTTGGTTATAGCTGAACAAGAGGAAAAAGGAGGAGCCACGGAACGATTGAACCACTTGATGATGTCCCTAGGGTAATCATCTCCCTGCGCGTCTGGTATTGGTATTGGTTTTGGATTTGGAGTTGGTATTGGATTTGGAGTAGGAGCATTGCGAATTTTAGAAACCGCATTGCCAATTTCAGATTCCGCATTGCCAATTTCAGATTCCGCATTGCCAATTTCAGATTCCGCATTGCCAATTTCAGATTTCGCATTGCGCTTGCTCCATCTGTTTTGAGCATTGGCCCTTGCTGACGCACTGCGTTGTTTACTTTTGGCTACCCATGGCTGCCACTCATCCCAGTCATTGATTGCGTATCCGTCAGCAGTTTCAACTATCAGCCTGTGCTTGATTAGCATCTCGGAAAATTTGCCGGGTGTTCCATTCCAGTCACCCATTAGCTCAAAGTCTTCCTTGCTGTGATCGCCAGTAAATTCTCCCTCTGACTTATGCATTGCCGCATAAACCCATATTTTCATTAGGCTGCATAGTGGGCAGGCTGCCTTGTCAAACTCTGCCCTGAACCGTTTTATTTTAATGTTGTCAAAAAAGCCTCGATGGAATCTTAGATCTTCTTTTGCCATTCTCTTCCCCTTGTGTGCTTGCCCAGCGTTTTATTTTTTAGTGACCACACCCTTCAAAGCATGGCCCCTTTTTGTTAGTACGATGCCGCGGGATGCACCCGGGACTTTTCTTATGTACCCTTTTTTCTCCAGATACTGCACAAAACACTGTGGGCTTGTGCCCACTGCATTCTCTGCGTCTTTCATCTCTTGCAATGTTGGAGGGATGCCAACCGCATCCCATAACTCGACCATTGTTTTAAAAAACCCTCTTTGCATCTCCGTTAGGTCCTGCCCTATTCTTGCCATAATTTCCACCTTGCAACCTATCTCGCCCACCTCTTGAGAAAACGAATCTTGCTGCCAAATAATATCCTTGTCATTGACTCCACAGATATCTGCTACCTCATCAATGACCGCCTTGAAACATCCAACTAAATTATCATAGTCCCGAATGAGTCTCCTTTTAGGAACAATGCGGGTTAGCTTCAGACTGATAGGTCCAGTGATTGCCGGCCGACCTGAAACCAACCACGCATTGCGCGTTGCCTGCCTTTGTGTCTTCTTCCTTCTTGTCTTGCTGGCCCAATGTTCTCTTTTATTGGACTCGCTCACAAGCAGAGCTTTGACGTGCAACACATAATCCATGCTTAGAATGGTATATCATCGTCAGCCAGTTGCTTACCTTTTGACTCAAATAAACTCGGAGCCCTTCCGGGTGTTGAGTACTTATCGGCATGAACGGCTGATTGATAATCAACGTCATCCCGGCCACCCAAGAAGGTCACCCGATCAGCGATGATTTCTGTGGTGTATCTTTTGTTGCCGTCTTTGTCTTCCCAATCGCGTGTTTGCAGTTTTCCCTCGACATGACAAGATCTGCCTTTTTTGAGGTACTCGCCACAGTGCTCGGCTGACTTGCCCCAAACTACAATACGGTGCCATTCTGTTTTTTCTTGCCTCTCGCCTGTCTGCTTGCTGTTCCAAACCTCGGTGGTTGCAATGCGAAAATTACAAACCGAAGAAGAGCCCGCTTGCCTTAGCTCTGGGTCTGCACCCAAATTCCCTATGAGGAATACTTTGTTAATGCTTGCCATTTCATGCCTCCTTGTTACCGTCTTCAATCGGCATCATTTCTTCGCCTTCCATTATGTTGTCCAGGTCATTCCCGTCACTCCCTTCATCGGGTTCAACCTCTTTCATTTTGCAACCCCTTTTCCATTGTATCAAATAACTCCTGAGCATGAAGCAAGGCGTCAACCGCTTCTGCATCTGTACTTATTTCAATCGTATCAAACCCAGCAAAGGCCTCATACACCGATACGTCATCAAACATCTGTTGCGCCGCTTGTTTCAGCTCTTCAATATGGGCGAAAGCAATTGCTGGGGTGATATCATCTGAGCCCACTAAACCTCTTGCCTGCTGCAACCTAGATTGGCCGCCTCCTTCTTCTGCTGTCTCAAAGCAGGCAGCAAAAGCCTCATAATCAAGGGGCAGTGTTGGAGGTAATCTTCCTGTTCTGTCTCCTGCTTCGAAGTCGTTCGAGTTTTGGCACCTAAGAATTCTCTCATATTTGCCGTCATCATTTTGAGCAATGTCGGCAAATAGGATCACATCACTCAACCCTAAAATATAATTGCGTTGCTTGTTTGGTAGCGTCGGAATCTTCTTGGTGTACTTTTTACCTAAATAATTCTCTACCTCTTTTTCTATCGTGTGACTGATAAACCAAACACCTAAGCCCATGTTTGTTAATTTTCTAAACACCCGTGTAAATTCCTGGTCCACCAGTGACCAACCTTTGCCGAATGGAAGGTCAGCCTCATGTGTTGCCTTATTCGCAGCTAAAACATGCTCCCGACAAAACTGGACTAGGTTGTCAATCGTATCGATTGCGATCGTCTTAAAGTCGTGGTCCTTCTTACTTATCGCTTTCGCAACCTCTAAAAATCCAGTCCATGAGTCCACTGGCTGTATGTAGCCGCTGATATGGTCGTGGCCTCCCTCGGTTGCTATGATGAGCATGTTGTCAATCCTGCTCAGGGTTGTGGTCTTGCCGATTTTCGGTGGTCCGTGCATCGTCACACGTAATTTTGCAACATCGATTGCTGCTGTTGTTTTTTTAGTTGGTAATTGCATTTTCTTTTTCTCCTGTGCTTGCCTTGTTTTAGTGTCGTCTTGATACATGAACCCAGTATCATAAAGGCCCTCTAGGCCGTACTGTTTCATGCTTCTCTCTTCCTCTAGTTCGTTAAGATCTTCCTCCACCAGAATCATCTCAGGCGTGAAGTCGTCAAAGCCATCACACGAATCTGACTTGCCGCTGCTTATCCATTTGGACATTTCTATTACTCCTTTATCAGCGCCAGCTTGACATCGATCCCCGGATAGCAGCAAAATGAACTTGCTGTTCCGGTGCTTGCCCACCAAATAGCTGGCGCATAGTCTTTTGATTATGCGTCTTTTTTTTCTCTTCCGTATTTCTCCCTTAACATCCTCCCCAGTTGCTCTAGCTCATAAGGCAACTCGTATCCCATTTCCTGACGTGCTTTTTGCACTAAGTAAACAAGCTGCCTGAATCCTACCTCCAAGTCTTCACGTTTGTAAGCCGCTGGTTTGGCTTTTTCTGCTGTGTAAATCCTTCCCGGGATTGCTCGCCATGAGTAAGACTCATTACCTGAGACAGAGCAAACACGCTTGCCGGTTTCTTCAATCAACCCCCCGCGCTTTAGCTCACTCAGCCTCTTGTGCGCATGATTGTTCTCAAGTGCCCGGTTGACCTCTGCTCCTGTTGCCTCTTGGTTTTGGAGCAAGCAGAAGACCCTCTCACCTAGCGTCATGACGCTAGCTTTTGTTGCCGTCTTTGACCATGCTCTGATACTCGTATCCCTAATGTGTTTCATTTTCTTCCCTGATTGAAGCAATCATTGCGTTCAGAATTTTAGGACGCAACATCACCTGTGTTGCCATCTCCTGAGCATCTTCTGCTGGAATGAATTGAGATAGCCACTCAAAAATAAATGACCGCATATCGGTCAGAATTCCCTCGCTTGCGTCTTCTTGCTCTTCTGCATTAAACCAACCTTTTTCCTCGTCGTGCTGCTCCCATGTACACTCGAAAGTCACCGACCGATAATAGCCGCTGCAAACTAAGCACATATGCTTCCCGGGTCGTTTATTTTGATAAATCAACACCCTCGGCTGATTCGTGCCTGGTATTTTCAGACACGGATGCAGCCCGGGTGATCCACACTTAGGGCATTTTAGATTACTCATTTCCAAGCTCCTTAATCAATTTATCGAATAAGCTGACGGCATCTAGCACCAGAAAATAGGCGTCACTTGTGTCCGAGGGGTTCTCAACCTTGGCAAATATCCAGCCGTCATCAAGTGTGATTCTGTGGCTTGCCTCTATCCCGATAGTTGCCCGGTCAACATTGACACCCAAGAATTGCAGCCTCTCAAAAATCAGGCTATGGATTGCCATCGCGTCCTCAACCATATCCTGATGCACAGCTGTGCCATCATCAAAAAAATACTCTAGCTGTTCCCTCAGTAATGCTCCGTCATAGATGTAAAAGATCTGGTGTTCCACATCCAAGTCTGACCTAACCAAAAATTTCAGGTTATCCTCAACCTGCTGCCTATGGGATTGGGATGAGTCCCAACATATAGCGTCACTGCAAGGCAGCGAGTATCTAAATCCGTCTATTTCACAGTTGGCCGTATAGTCCATCAGATCGTCATCATCTACAGCTTTAATGTCCTCCAGTAATGCCGCTGAAATCTCCTTGATCGTCGGCGGCTCGATCAGTTTTGCTGTGGGCAATTTGCCCTCTATTTTTTCCATCGTGCTTGCCATTTTTTTAAACTCCTCTGTCAATCCGTGACATTAAATCGTCACATTCCGCCTGGGTCAGCCATCGGCCCATAACCAGATTGATAGTGCCAGCCCAGACACTACCGCTCTCGTCAATCTCGACACACTCAACATTCAGCGCGGCCGTGATCCAACCCTCTAGGGTTGTGTCGAGTCCCTCATTCAACCGACACTCCTCAATCCAATTTTTATTTAGTTTACCAGTTTCAATGTTGTTTGTTTGTGTGTTCATTTTTCTGTCCTTTAGATCTCAACTTCCCAAACGGAAAGATCGTAATCAAATTTGTAAAAGTCGTACCGCTCAAATTTAGAACTTGGATTCGTGACGATCTCGCGGTTCGTTTTCATATCTTCAAGGAAGCTGACATCAATACCGCGTGCGACTAACGCATCAAGATGTGCGATGTCTTTATCAAGTCGTTTCAAAGGAGCGGATACCGTGTACTCAGCACCACGGTATTTTTTTACCAACATCTTGTGAGTTTCCTTGATGTCGTATTCACCGTCTAAAGCAAACTTCATTTCTGTCTGAGTGGATGGCTCAAAATTTTCCATCGTAAAGGCGACCTGCGTATTACACGCAGAAACTTCGACAGACCAAGCGTTAAGATACCCGGAAACCATACCGTACCCCGCAACGTTATCCGCAAAAAGTGCGTGAATTGCGTTCCATGCGTATCTATCAGCGAAGCCTTTACCGTCTTGATTTGCATCGAAAATTTCGGTGACTACGATTCGTTTTGAATTTACTTGTTTGATCTTCATTGTCCTTGCCTCTCCTACACATACCTTACGCACGTAAGGAGCAGAGTAAATCGGAAAAGACGAAAAAAGTGATTTTTATTTTATCTAGGGGTTCTGCCTAGTGAAACACCTTAGGGTTGCCATAACCAGCAAAATGGCCTTAGGTTTATAGTATGGCAAGTCCTTCGCCTCTTAAATCCCTGATTACCTATTGGCCTCTCGTTATGCTGCTGGTGGGCGGTGCTGCTGCGGTAGGTGAGGCTAGGTATCGTTTAGGCCGCCTGGAGGGGGATGTGACGGCCAAAAGCCAGCGGCATGAGTTACGAGCCCAGAAAACAAATGAGGAGCTTAGACGGATGAATGAAGAACTTAGGAATGGCCTGGGCAAAGTTCAGCTTTCCATGGCTCGGATCTGTGCAAAGCTTGATGTCAGGTGTGACTGATTAGCGGTTGCTCAAGACAATATCGACACAAGTCAGGATCTCAGTCATCAGCCTGTCTAACTCGCCGCGCACAGTTGGCGAGACCTCGAGCCGATCTTTGGCGTCAAGAATTTGCTGTACCCCTACAAGTTTCGAAAGTGCAGCCAGAGACAAATGCCGCCTGTCTTGCAACCCCGGTTGACCTGTGAAATCTTTGAGGATTCTAAGGGCCATGTGATCGTGCATATTTTTCGAGACGATCATAAGTCAGCCCTGCATTGAAGCAGTGAATAACGGGGGTGCGTGCACTCTAGGCTTGAGGTAAATTTTTCAAGGTCATGGGCTTCATGAAGAGACGAAGGACAAGCAAGCGCGCATTCGGATAACTCGGGAATGGCGAGTCCAAAATAATCACACACGAATGGTACAAAATGAAGACCGTTTTTTTCATCAGTGGTCACTTTTCTGTCTGGGCCACAACCCAGAGCCAGACCAATAAGACAACAATAAACCAGTACATGCCTCACTCCTTTTGCCCTCGTTCAAGCATCGAGCAAAGTGCCTGATGGAGAAGCAACCCAAGCGTTTGTATTTTGTGGTGCTCAAGATTTAGTTCTGCATGACTGTTAATGCTTTCTATACATTCATGTATCAGCGTCTCCCATGCAAGCGAGGTTGACAGCGTGGAATCAATGCCGATTGAAAGCGTGGGCTCATCCCATGTCCCAAAAGCATCGTGGTCTTTTATGAGATTAGGCACTCGTACAATCTTTATTTTATGACCACCGAGCTTTATGTATTTCGGAAAAGAAATCACTTTGACCTCCTGAGCATTGTCAAAAACTCACAACCCATCTTGATATCCCAAAAGGCTTGCACCCTGCCTGGACCCGATGCAAATGGGTCAATCACAAGCAAGACAGCCTCGCCGTGTTCTTGCTCGCTAAAGCCTTTCTGCATCGCAAAAGCATCTGCGCGCTTGTAGCCTCGGACTCTGATTGCATTCGTGACTCGTCCGTGCCTTTGCTCCGTCGTTAGTTCGCCCCATTGGTGGATATGGCCAGCGGTTAAGATGTGGCACTTGCCGTCAAGCATCGCTTCTTTATTGGGTCCGTGAGTGGCGTGATACCAAGACCGACCACTGAAGTCATGACGACAAACCCACACCAAAGGCTCAAGCTCTGGGTGATTCTTCCAAGTCAAAGTCATTCGTATTTCATCTGGCGCATAAGCAAGTACGCCACACTTTTTTGACAGCCAAGCAAGAGGGTCAACGCCTGGACCGTTTGCCCATGCGTCATGATTGCCGCCTACGATGGCTATCCATTGCATCGATTCCAGAAACCACTCACTCAACCTCCAACCATCGGATGCGGTTATGCTGGAGTTCGCATAGAGTCTTCCTAGTCTACCGATCCAGTTATCAAGATGATCGCCCACGCAAGCCGCTAAGACTCCCTCGGTTTGGCTTGCAAGCGTTACGTGATCGTGCAGTGTGGCAATGTCGCAACCGTCATTGTCTAAATGAGGGTCACCAAAAACCATGATTCCAACAGGCTCAGCGGGTAGCTCTAAGGTTTTTCTGTGGCGCTTGGATTTTGATATTTTGCGCTGGCTCGCTTCAATTCTAGATGCAAGCAGGTCCTCAATTGATTGCTCAAGATTTTCCGCTGGCTCTTCTTTTATTTCTATCGGCGCGGCCTTTCTTTTCCTAGGACTGTGCAAGCCAATCTTTCCAAGAGCGATCCCGCAAGCGCCCTCGCCACATTCAACCCCCGTCTTTTCTGTGATATGCCGGGCAATTCTACGGCGACCCATGCCCATGCTTTTGAGTTCGCGAAGCAAAGACCCATGCTTCTCAATCAGATCGTCGCTTGCCCAACTGCTTGACACGTTATCAAAATAGCAAGCTAATCCTCTTCTTCTTCAGGATGGTGTATGTAGTACACATTTGATTGCGTGTCGGATGCAGCATCTTGCACATCATCAGCATTTTCTTCTAGTTCAATCATTGCTATTTCATCAAGGCCCACTATCCAGTCAATGGATGCATCGAGGATATTGCATACCGAAATAAGGCAACAAAGGTCTGGCACCGTTCTGCCGTTTTTCCAATTGACCAATGTGCTCAGACTAACGCCAGACAAAAGAGACAATTGAGAGTATGTCATGTTCCCCATCATCTCATGCAATCGCTCGGGGAATATTTTTGTTATATGCCGAAACTCTTTTTCCCATTCATTTCTTGCTGGCATGGCCTAACCTGCAAGCAATGCAGCCAGCGCCCCAATCACAAAACCCGCAAGGCCTGTAGTCAATACAAGCTGCCAATCGTTTAGTTTTGGCTTATCTTCTGGGCATGGCTTCACAATCTCTCTAATGACTGTGCTTGTCCTTATCTGCATTTTATCTGTGCAGGCCTTTAAGAGCACATTGCATTCCTTATTTCTTCCCTCAAGAATGGTTGCCGTTTCAAACAAAGCAAGCTCACACTCGTTTAGTTGACCATCTTCAGGGCATTGGCCAAGCGCATCAGCAGGTAGGGAAGAAAGAACCGCTGTAAGGTATGCCGCTGAACGTTTCATCTGTTGCTGCCCTTTACTTTTGCGATCAAGGCATTCGCATCTGAGCCTGATGTGGTGCTGTTTAGGATGTCGTTTGTTGCTGCCCTGATTGTTTTTATTTTTTCTTCTGCCTGCTTATCTATTCTTCTGTCGGTTTTGGCAAGCTGCCGTTCAACAGCTTTGACGGCTGCATTCAATTGCCTTCTTTCCTTGGCTACGGCTATTCGTTCAACGTGTTTCTTTACTGCAAAAAGTCCTGCGATTGCACCAAACACCCCCAGCAACCAGGACACAATTGACTTCATTTGTCTGGCCTCTTTGCAATCTTGCTGTCAACGTAGGATTGCCCACCAATCAAAGCAGCAGATGCCGCTGTGACGGCCAACCCATAAGCAGAGATCACCTCTCTTATCACAGATGTTGCTTGCCTTGTCCCGATAGCCGCAAGAATAATCCCCGTGCTCGCTGTCATCAAAATAAGATATGCAATGCATTTTTTGCTATGCCAAAACTTTTTATTGCCGTCCATTTTTTCAGTCCTCCACAAGCTCAAAGTGCACAAGGTCATCAAATGTATTGTCAGCGGTTTTCCAGTCTCTGTCCCAATCACCACCCCATCTAAGTTTGAACCCCATGGCTTGCGCTGTCCCTAAAACAAAGCCCGCAAACAACGTGATTCTTTCGCGGTCGTTCCAGTCGATTGGATACGGTATAACGTCGATTGCCCTGCTGGGAATTTTATTGTGATTCGAATTGGGCCACTGAAGCTGCGACCGCCCGGTCTCATACATCTCTTCTTGGTCTGATTGATTTCTGTGCCCAACCAATACGGTGTGGTCAAAGGTGTCTATAACTTCATTGAATACCCACTGAAGTCTTTCATCACATTCTGCAAGTTTGATTGCAGACCTGTTTGAGTATTTAGGCACCACTTAAGCTCCCGGTGGGTTTGACCACTCAGGGCCCTGCACTACCGTAGACGCTTCTGCTGCTGTCATAACGACGTCGCCCGCAAAAACATCCGGCACTTCTGGCGCTTCAAATTTGAGCAACACCCTGCCGTCGTTCGAGCGTGTTGCGGTGGAACTGCTGCATAAGCAGGCATCCCACATGTCGTGCGTGACGGTTGTTTCTTCTTTTACGATGTATCCTGTCATGTCTTCTCCCTATGGTGCTCTGTCTGTGATGGCATCAGATGCCAAGTTATTCGGTGTCATGTTGAAGGAACCCTTTGCATCATAAATAGTGCCATTGTATGTGTCTGATGCGTTGTCAGCAATCCACCACGACACGAGATTTGAAGCCGCAGAGTGTCTATTTAAATCGCCCGGCCCACGAGCGCCGTTGCGCCCATTGTAAATCTCTCGCGCTTCTGGCGCTGTAAGTTCCTTGCTCCAAAATCCCACATGACAAATATCGCCTGAGAAATAGCTGCCCCAGCTGACTCGGCCTATCCAAATCGGCTCACCGGAATCGAGCGCGGTTATTGACGCAACAGTGCCCGCACGATTGGCTTTTTCTTGCAGCGTGCCATCAACGTAGACGTTTAGACCTGACCTGTTGCCGGAACCGTCATACGTTGCAACCACGTTTATCCACGTGTGAGGCGGGTAAGCGCCTCCATCATTGTAATCTACGTCAATACCGATTACCGCACCGGAATCGTCATAGCCTGTAAATGACAACTTGCCACTTTCAGCAAACGTAAGACACCAGCCCGTGTACGGTGAACTGCTCTCCTGATTTGCAAAAATTGCTCTCCACGTCGAAGTGGAGCTTGGCTTAATCCATGCGCTCAAACTCCACGCTTCATCGTGCCCTGGATTTAGATTTGCAACTCCGTCTCCCTGGTTTGCAATTTCAAGATAGTCGTTAGAGCCGTCGAAAAGAATTGATGAGCCTGCGTTATAGTAAAAGTTATGTGTCATGGGAGCCTCCTACGGTATGTCTGTTGTGAAGTCAGCATTCGAAGTGTTGTGCGGGATAAGGTCATTCGAACCGACTACGTCTGTAATTTGTCCAGAGCCACTGGTCAGATCATCACTCATATCATCACCAAACCTCCACCAACTTACAAGATCCGAAGACCCAGATAAGTCGGCTGGAGTGCCGCTGTTGTAGATGTCGGAGACGTCACTGCCCGACAAGGCTTTATCCCAAAAAGACACCTCATCGACTTTACCGTTGTACTCGTAACCTGGGTTTGTGCCAAAGCCGGAACCGACCGTAAATTTATTTGTGTTAGATATCGAGCCGGTAAGCGTTGATGACACCGTACTCATAGAAATAGCGGCACCGTTGACGTATAGGCTAGCGGTTGTTTTGTTTGTGAACACAACTACAACATGGCTCCAGCTGCCCGTAGGTAGAATAGCTGACCCACCAGGGCCGCCCGTCGCAAGTGTCGCCTCAAGCAATAGTTTGTTGCTGCTCCAAGAATTCACAAAAGACAGCTCAACCTCTGTTCCGGAATTTGTAAAGTACAAGCTATAGCCCTCGTAATTCCCCGCGCCCGACTGCTTACCGAAAATCACATGCGAACTATCGCCCCCCGTGTGTGTCGTCGGGTTGACCCAAGCCGAAATAGAAAACGGGCTTGAACCATCTTTATCGAGTGCACTGGTTGAGTTCACCTCCAAGTACTGCTCTGATGCAGAAGCAAGACTAACTGCGTATGTGTTGAATTCTGCGCTTGCGGTAAATTTGTTTATATCGACATCCGCAGCAAGAATATTTGTCACACTACCGTCGTAATTTTTACGAGCGATGACTCTCATTTTTATCTGGTCAACCTGCCGCACTCCATTTGACAGGGTTGGAGGTGAGCCGACCCCAGACCACAAAACACCCTGACCCCAGCTTACAGTCATATTGCCCGAGGTTGGCTGCTCAACATCAAGGGTTAGTTCTGCACCGGCATAGTCGCTTGCGCCCGTGATTGTGTTCGCAATACTAATGGAACTGACCGCGCCGTTAGGCACAATTCTTTGATAGCTGCCATTACTCAGGTCGAGCGTAACCGTATCGCCGTTTGATGGCGTATACGTGTGTGCTTCTTCCACAACAAGGGAGGAGCGGCTTATAACGGACGGTTCATATAGATATGTCATTTGATGTACCACTTACTTGTGCCATCGCTGATGAGCGTGACGTTTGAATAGAGCGTCGATACCACGATTGACGTTGCTCCGTTTATAGTGTCAGACCCAGCACGGAGGACGGTTATATTATTTGCGCCCGATGCTTTGCATACGTCTATAGTCCCACCATTTCCTGCTGCTGATGCAGTTGGAAGCGTTACGTTGAAAGCCGACGTTGCGTCACATAAATACATCGTACCTACGACCGCCGGTGCGGGGTCTGCCGTAACAAGTGTGTTACCTGTTGTAGTAGTGCCTCCACCTGAAGATGCATCTACATAAGCCTTGATGGATTCAGAAGTTGCAAGACTTGTTGCGCTAGCTGTTCCCATGGAATCGTCATCAATGAACTTATCAATGTAGACCTGCGGTGAGGATTTTGCTAAAAATATTTGCTGGTCGTTGTTGACCTCCAAGACTGCCTCACCGTCTTTATTTTTTATTTGGCCTATGTCGTCTTGAAATCTTACCTTGCTTGCTTGATTCCCAAACTCTACTTCGTTTGCGTCGCTCATTACGCTGCTCCGTAATGCACACATTCACAGCTTGCAGTTGCGTCTCCTGTGTACGGTGAGTCTGTTCGGGTGAAAGTAATTTTATATCTCAAAAGAAGGTAATCAAAATCCACAACCGTTTCTTGTCCTGCTGTGTGTGTTACAGTTTGCATTAGGCGCGCCTGGTTGTTTCTGTTGATAAAGTAAATTTTCAATTCTCCGCTTTTGTCTGACTCAAAATAACTAACTTGCCCGCGGCATCTTCCTTGGATGTACGCATCATCAATCAAGGTTGTCTCTGTTCCGTCACCAATTGTCAGCTCTTTGTAAAAATCCCCTTTTGGGGCGTTTGGTTTTGTGAAATCGAATGTCATTTTTTTCTCCTTAGCTCTAAGACTTAATCCACCAATCTGTGCCATCACAGATTAATTCAACTGCTGCCATATCGGTCGATAAAATTAGATTCGCAGCAGCGCCATCTATATTTCCACCTGCTGAACGATTCAGTGTCACTGCGTTTGTAGCACCATGCCTCGCTTTGAAGCCAATCGTTTTACCGCTCGTTGTTGCTGCGGCATTAGGAAGCGTGACTGTGATTGTCCCACCGGATGAATTAATTACATAATAATAATCGACCGCAGCAGTGAAACCTGCTGACTTTGCTTGTACGGTATAACCTCCACCGCTGCTCGGCGTAGCCCAGGAAAGAACACCGCTGCCATTGGTTTCTAAAACCTGGTTTGGCGCGCCATCGTCAACAGGAAGGGTTAGCGTATAGTCTGCTGTTAAATCATCTGCCAAAGGAGCCGTAATGTTTACAGCAAACGTGTTGGCTTCATTATTCAGGCTAAGTGTTCCAGAGTTTGTGCCCCTGCTTCTAATTGTAACTGTTCCTGTGCCTTGACCTTGTAAAGCAAGGTCACAGTTGGCGGTTGTTCCTCCACCTGTTATAATTGGAGCAGTTGAAGTAGCTGCTGTAGCGTTGCCACCCGCTGCTGCATTAGTCACTGTAAGTTGATTTACTGCGCTAGAAGTAGTGAGGAAGGTAATCTGTTCTTGGCCATGCTCGTCTAAAATACTCGTGTCATTATCGAACGCAATATTGTTGCCATTGCAATCTAAGTTGCCACCAAGCTGGGGGCTGGTATCGTCTACTACAGCCGTAATGCCAGAACCAGAAGCAGTAAGGTCTGTTTCCGTCGTAGAATTTGACCTGAAGTACAGCTTGCCATCAGACTTGACGTAGACAAAACCACCATTACCTGAGCCAGGGTCAGAAGGCGTGGATACCTCTGACCCTAACCTCATCCTGCCTTCAGCGTCTAATGCAATGGCTGTCTTGGCTCCTCCTCCTAGGGTATTAGCACCATCATAAATAATCTTCATATCACCTGAGTTGTGCTGCATCTCCCAGGGCACACCGCTGCCATTGGTGGAATCCAAAACTAAGCCTACAGATGTTCCGGTTAATTGAACTGCAACCTGATTTCCGTTAGGACTAGAAGGTGACAGTGTTCCTATTCCCATATTACCCGTTCCAGGGCATAGAATCTTTGGGTTGTCGGTTGAATTCCCTAGGCTAACTGTCTCGGCACCATTTGCAGTCGAGATATTGAACATACTGCTGGAGCCCAGCTTTATTTGATACGCATACTGGACATCATCAACAAGGTCCAGGGCTCCTTCAGAGGACCTCCCCAGAGGATAATGCAGCGCAGTACCGCTTAAGTTTTTATGCTTCATAGTTCTTCTTACCTCGTCAGCGGATATCCCAAATTATCCAAAACCACTTCATCCTCATTATTAGAATTTGTTGCAAACACCTCTTCTCTAATATGCACATCATAGACTCTTTGTGCTACATATGGTGTGTATGTGTAGGTGGGCGTGTAAGAGCTTCCCACGTTTCTCACCCACGCTAGCTCGAAACTACAGCCAGGCGTGTCAGACAGCGCATCAACCGTTTTGGATACTATTTCAAATACAACATTAGCATCAGCACCGTCCTTACCATGGGCGCTATAGATGTCTGTTGTTATTGTAACAAAATCACCCAGCTGAAGGTCAGCATGAATAAGAGGTGTTTGAATGCTTACCTTAGGACACCCGTTTGCGAATCGGTCAAGTCTTCTGCCCACCGCATCTACCAGTATAGTGATGTCCCAAGCCAGGCAGTGATACATGGAATCAGGTCCTTCTGGGACTACGGGGCCATCTACTGTCACGTCATGTGTTGGGTCGTAGGTAAAGAACCGCCAGCCCCACGGTGTCTCTGTACCGAATTGTGCACGACCAGAGGCAGGGCTGCCAAATCCTCTTTGCCCAAAGTGATTCGTGTTTATCGCGCCAGATGTCCCCTCGAACCTGTAAACCATTTGGGTTGGATACCGCATATTGTATAGCGTTCCATATGGCCATTCATACGTATCTCCTTCCACTGCTCTGGTGGGGCAATCTCCGATAGAGGTGATGGCGATGTCTCCACTTTTTACCAAGCGCTGACCTGCTGCAAACGGCCCAAGTGACCCATCATTTCCTGGGAATTCTCGCAACTCCCTGTGTACCCTAATAGGCGTGCCGCTGCCTTGAATGCCGCTGCTTAGTCTGCTTCCATAGCCCCAAGAAAATGCGCTGGTACACTTCACTATCTCGGTGTGCCATTGTACCATTTGCGTACCTGGCGCAGTAGGTCCACAGATTTCCATTATAGGCGTTCCTACAGCTACCGCTGTCAATATCCCGGTATTAATTCCCAGCTGCCCGGTTCCAGAGTTCCACGATGTTACCCGATAACCGACTTGAACACCACTCACTGTTGGGCCGTAGTCAGCCCCAAAGATAATAAATTGATTAACCGTGAATCCATTATTTACATTCTCAACTACGATCGTGGTGTCCCCGATAGTTGGCTGAGTTTTTACGGTTGCCATATTTTCCCAAGTTGTTGCTGCTCCTTCGATAAGCAAATATGCAGGTCTACTAGCTGTTACATCTCGGTTGGTCTTCACTGGAAACGTATGAGGATAGTCAGCCTGCTTGCCTGTTCTGCTTGCCAAGGCAATCGTACCGAGGTCAAACTTGCTCCCAGAAAACCCATTGTATGCGCAATCATTCAAAACTAGCGCATCAGCATCAGCTAGAATTTGTGTCCTTGCTTCTACTGGGTCAATGCCTCGATTAAGAATCATGGTCTGCTCTTTTAGATTCCCATCTGTGGAATCCACTTTTAGCCCCTGCGCTATTCCTGAACAGCCTATAGACCAGTTTGTTGTAACCTCTAAGTCATTCTCACCTGAGTTGTTCCCTAGATAGTTATGGTTTGCTTGGCTTGTTGTATCTGTTTTAGTGAATCCGATAGTTGCTGACTTTTCCGTATGTGAACCCCACTTTGATAACGGGTCATCAGACGATGCTCTTCCAGCCTGCCTTGCTAATTCGCCAGCGTTCATAGATATGGAGTTGTATAGATTATCTGTAGCGGTTGTCTGGTTTATGCTGCCACAATCTCCTTCGAGTAGATTCCTATCTACTGCTTTCGTGTCGTCATAAATCTTGAATCTGAATATACCGTCTTCATCAGGAGAAAATGACCCCCACATTAATTCGCAAACTTCGTTGATGAGCTCACCAGCTGACTGCCCTGTGTCGTTAACTCCATTGGATATAAAGTTGCCCTCATGCGGATTGACTCTCAGGTCATAGCGGCTGATTAAGTAATGACTCCTTGTTGCGTCTGTTTCCCAGTTTAGCGTGGTAGCGTCATATACGCTTGCGTCCATCCCTGCTGCTTTTAGGATATCAAGTATGATTTCTAGTGGATGACCATTCAGCCAATATCTTGGACCAATATCTTTATTCCTTAGGAGGATTGTTGTGTCTGTGCATTCTAGCGATATCTCACCCTCATCAGGCGCTATCTCCCTGACTACCCCCACGCCTACATTCAAGTAATCACTATACTGAAGGAAGTCAGAGCACCCAAGTTTAACTACAAGTTTCTTTCCATATACATAGCTGTCTTTGACAATCTCTCTAATGGTTCCATCATCAATAAAGTGGACGTGCAATTCACCTATCGATACACCCCTGGATTCTACATCTATCGAACTAGATACGCCCACAACGTCAGAGACGTTAGGAAGAATCGGAATATCACCTAGGCCAGTTATATCTACATACTGCGTGCTAAAATACCGCACGTCAGAATCCGACAGATGAAGCTCCACAATGTAAACCGGACTAATGCCCGATTTGCCCATTTGCTCCTTCCATGCTGCCGATGTGCTGAGCATTAGAATCCTACCTCATAAGAAACATACGGAGGAAGCTCCACGAGAGTTAGGGTGACAGACCTTTCAAATGGGCCTATTGCTTCAAGGTTGAAATCAGCAGATTCTGTCATCACAAAGTATGCATTATTTGGTTCACTTGAAGGCTTTGGAACATACATAAATGGCTCAGTGAATTGGTTTGTCTTTTTGGCCAGGAGCTTTATTTGTTCCACGTCATCTATCCCGTAGGAGTCATCACCAGTGGGGCTGAAGGTTAGTTCAAATCTGCGCTGCCCCTTGTGCCGAACATACCGCACAATATCTCCGTTATTTGACTCGAAGTTAGTAGAGCCATCCGCATAGGAAAGCTCTGTCATATATGGCTGATTCTGATTCCTGCTCATCTGGATTCTTTCACCCACAAATACTTCACCAATCTTAGGAGCTGTGTCCCAATGACCTCCACCTTTTAGGTCTAAGAACAATCTGAAATACGCATCGCCATTTATCTTATAACGATAGCTGCCTTCTGCCGGTATTAGCTCGCTGGTTGTTCTGGATATACCTGTTTTGGACGGATGCCGGGTTGAATCCGTGTCATCAGCATAGACTCCTTTGTCCATAAGGTCGTAGGTGGATGCAAAATTTGTAGCGGCTGATATTACTAAATCAACATCTACCGTATTTGCCGGCACCCCTGCTGTCATTCCTGCGCTGCCTTGTCCATAGCCGTGAGCCTTAATAACTACTGCATCAGCATACCAGTCTTGCGTGTATTCCGAATAGGAAGCACCCGCCAGTGTCTCCCATTTAGCTGCATACAAAGCCCAAAACTCAGTGTTATTTGCAGACCCAGTATCAGGGCTAGAATAGACACTGGTGCGGTTGTCGTAGGTATATCGAATAGGAAGAACCGAGTTGTCTGCAAGCGTAGCAGAGCCAGCTGAAGTAAAGTCAGGAGCAACTACAGCACCACTGGCTTGACGATACCACTTGTTTGTCTGACCACTATATCCGTTGCCTGTTAGGATGTTCTTAACTATGAAGCAAGGCTTGTCTGCATTGAAAGCGTTAGTGAATTTGGTCTCGATAGCTTCCTGGGTGATTGTCATAGCTGACCCCTCTTGCCCATCTTCCTCGTATTAGGGGCAACGCTGGATTTGTACCATCTTCTGAATTCTCCCTTCGAAGGAACCGCAAAAGTATTCATCGAGACGTTGATAGCAGCGGGTGCTTGCCTGGCTCCTGCGTCTACCGTCCCACCGTTGGCGTATGCGGCTCTGGGTGGCGCTTTGCCGAGTCTAATCGAGTCAACTAGGCCCTTAGGTAGAACAAATTCTCCAGGCGTGAGAAGGGCCCTCACGGAGTCCACGCCACCGCCTGATGCAAAGCCTTTGACGTATCCACCAGAATGAAACGGGGTTCTGCCCGTGTTTGGGCCATAAACAGGACCACCGCCACCGCCAGGTGCAGGAGGACCCATAAACCCGGTGGCAGCATTTGCTATAGACATCACACCGCCACCAGCAGCGCCACCAAACCCGCCAAACATACCGCCCATTCCCCCAGTAAACAGGGTGTCTACTATTGCCAGTAAGGCCTTCTGCGCTGCTATCTTAAGCAGCTCCGTGATTATCGTCTTGCCCATATCGGAAAATGCAGCGCCAGCTTTTTTAGAGCCATCAGCGATAGAAGTCAGCGCTGTTTCTAGGTTGCCCAGCATTGATTGACCCAAGGAAGTCACGAGTGCTTTTTGCTCATCTATTCTAGCTTTTTCTGCGTCAGCAGCTTTTTGCGCTGCTGCTTCCTTCCTCTGTAGTGCTCGCTTGCTTGCTTCTTCTAGTATTTTGTCACGAGCTTCTTTTTCTTTCTTTGTTTTATCCTCTAGGGCTTTCTTTTTCTTTTCTAGTTCTTCCCAGTTAGCAGCACGCTTTTTGACGTTCTGCTTAAATCTCTTCATTGCGCTGGTTCCAGCCTGGCCGATACCAAACTGAATGGCTGTCTCAACCTTTTTTACTTGTTTTTCTAGCTTCTCAAGTTCTTTTGTTGTTCTTGCTGCTTCTGCAATATTCTTGTCGCTAGCATCTTGAAATCCTTTTGCGTATTCCCTGAATTGTTTTGCGCCATCTCTTAGTTGTTTCGCAACCCTGTCTTGTCCAATTGCTTCATAGAACTTTGCAACACCCTCACGCATATAGGCCAGCCCATCAAGGACCATCGCAAAAAACCCCTGAAACATAGCTTGCGTGCTATCAATAAGCATTGACCATCCGTTCCAGATTCTCATTACAGCGATAACTGCGCCTGCGATTCCCTTGGTTAAAGTTGTCGCAACGGTTGTTAAGTATTCAACTAGCTGGCCACCAACTAAGTCTTTATTTACTTTTAGCCACGTTTTGAATGACGCAATTACTGGCTTGACTGCATCAGCTACACCGAGAATCAAAGGAAGAATAAAGTCACCCAGCATTGCTTGAAGTTCTTTAAATGAATTCTGTAATGCTTTGATGTCCTTCTTTTGTTGATCGGTTTCTTTTCTTAGGTCCATCGAGGCAGCAACAAACGATCCAAACACATCAGTAATCAATCCCTGGACAGACTTGAAGACCTCAACACCTTTAAACACTGTATCAATGGAAGACTTGTATGATGATCCAAAAGCGCTTGCACCCTGGCCGGCTAACTTTAGAGACTTTCTAAGCCCACCTAATGTTTGCTTTGCACCACTAACCCCTTTCTTCAGAGACTTTATATTCGCGCTCAGAATGATGCCGGTTGTAATTTCACGAGCCATGCTTATTGCCTTCTTTGTGCTCGCTTAAGCGCTTCTTGGTTTTGTTTCAACTCAGTTGAAGTCTTTTCTTCTTCGATGGCTTTGAATGCCTCAAGGATAAATGCAGGTTGCTCCATTAGGTCAGAGCCCCCATAGGGCAAGACGTTCAGCGATTTGTAATCTGACCACGTATTGAGCATTTCAAAACCTATCTCACCAATTGCTGCCCATGGACACTGACTTAACTCTGGAGCCCAGTTGATACCGAGACTCCTGACGTCGGAGCTGTTGTTGCAATTCCGTTGTTTCCTGAGGTGGTCTTGGTCTGCAAAATCTGAGCCCCTGCATTTGGAACAGCCCCAGGCCTGTCGTCTGGAATCACCGCTGACGGCAAACCTGATTGCAAGTTCAATTTTTTTTTAGTCTCCTCGTTTAGCGTGCTATTTCTAACGATGGCTTCGCAGACATCATGGAGCACCACAAGTTCATCAGGGTGCGCTTCTAAGATGCACTTGACTAGCTCTTCTCCTGTCTTAGGCTCTATCACTTCACCGCTGGTTGCATGTTGAGCAATAAACCCGCGGACATCATGAACATGCTTTTCAACAATGAGCGCTTTCAATTCTTCCTCTCTTCGCTCTGCTGCCTGCATAAGGTCCTCGCTTTCTAGGCTTGTGGCCTTCAGCTTCAAAGATGACCTTAATTGCCTCATGTCCTTCCCGCTCAGGGGCGAAATAAGAACCTGAAACGGGTCAGGGTCTTCTAGGTTTCCATCAATATCTGGGGTGTACCAGGTCCTCAATGATGCATCGATTACTTTTATTTTTCTCGCCATGCTTCACTCTATCCCTAGTTTGTTGTGATTGCAATGCTGACTGCATCCGTTGCGGTGTCTGTGGTTGCAAGAGCCGTAAAGGGCAAAGTGATCGTGACTTCTTCCGCTTCTGGAACCGTAACCTCACTAAAGTCAAATTCAGGCTTAGCAATGGTTACCGTCATTTTTTCTTCGCCGCTAGAGGAAGACCCAAAACGCGCTACGATGTTGTTTGATGAGTCGAAATTGTATCGGTAAATCAGAGTCATTATTTTGTCTTTGGCACCAGTAATAACAATCTCACCCGTAATATCACGCCTGCCTGGAATGTAATCTTGAACCGCTGCCTTGAATGCTTCCTGTACTGGCTTGAAGTTGTTCTTTACCGTCAACGTAAAACTGTTGATTTCAAAGTCTGATGTTCCGCCCCAATTAAGCTGACCGCTTATGCCGTTGACAAGACTAGATGAAGTCGTTGCGATGTCTGGGTCAAAGTAAGGGATGATTGCGTCTCCATCACTTACTGATGTTGGTGCCTCATTCAGGGTGATATCGTTGCCGCTAATACTAAGGATTCGAAACCCGGTGTTGTCAGACCCGTCATCACCGCCAATCTTGATTATAGAGTTAACTGATAACGCTCCTGCATTGGTTACAGTTATAGGATTGTTGTTCGGAGAGGCATCATTGACGGTAGTGGTTGCCGTTGCTGCATAGTCGCTAGCGGTACCCGTAAAAGATAGTTTTGGCTCATCCCCTTGGGCAACCGACAAGGTCATTTCCTCCGCTACAGCGCCCCAGACAGATTCCGACATTACCTCATTTAGTTCCCTAATCAAGGTCATTGGATACTCATTTGTTTGCAAATGATTAAGCGAGTAGGTTACGGTGTAGGGTCCAGATCCAGAGCTGGCGGATGTGCCCATCGATGAAGACATTAACCAGTGCCAGTCCGGGTTGACTGCTCCTGATGTTTGATCAGGAATTAGCAAGTGGCATTCACATCCCCAAGTCACAGTTTTGTTGCCCGTAATGCGTTCAAAATAATCACGGGTTTGACTTGCGTCAGCTCGATTCTTCCGCTCTTGCTCATAGCTCATTGAGCTAGTAATAACAGTTAACTGCTGCGGTGCTCTTGTTGTCTCCGTGCTGTCTGGAATCGTAAACGCTGGATAGGTTTGCGCTGCTCCCATTGGCTGAATGATGAATCTCTGGTTTCTGCCTAAGGCGTGCGTTTGATTAAGTCCCATTTTCTTTCTCCTAAGTTTTGTTTACCGTTCTTTGATAGAGTATTTCGAAAGCCATTACAAGAGTTCCTGAGCCCCCTCTATGGTCATCACTGCTTGTATTGCCTTCGTCGGTTTGCGTGCCTTGCCAGTTTGTTCTTATTGCGTTTCCGCCTCGGGTTGTGTCTGCATTGATCACAGCAATCACATCATCTTCAAGAGCTGCTAATGCTTCCGTCTTTGCAGCGCCTGATCTAACACTTACATGCCCAACAACAGTCACAGGCAACCGTACATGCAATAAATGATTCGGCTTGTATTCAACAGATGATTGACCGATCGGAGCAAAGCCAACCCAAGGCATTTGCGCCGACCCAATATCACCCCAAGAAACAAGCGCCCTTTCGACGGTTGTGACATCGGTCTTATAGCCGTTAGCAATCGAAATTGTGTTTAATACTGTGTTTATGTTGTCCAGTATTAACTCTCGAACTGGCGTGGCCATTACTTGTCTGCCTTCTTAGCAGAGGCATCTGCTAGCTCTGCAAGTCTCTCATTGAATATTCTAGGCCATTCCTTACTGGATTTCTCTTGTGCCTCTTCAATGTAATAAGTGGGCTTTATTTTCACTTCTGGTTTTAGAACGTATTTCACCTTGCCAAAGTTTCCTTTGGAAAGCTTTTCAACCAATACGCCAGTAACCCCCGGTTTTTTTGAAGGGAAAAACTCAAACGCATCTTTGCCGGAAGTGCTGGGCCATGGAGCAGGCTTTGAAAACTCACCTTCAACAGGGATTGCGAGATTCTTGCCTGGACCCCTGCTTGACCTAATCACGCCACCCGGCAAGAATCCAGAGCCCTCGTTTTGAACTCTAGCATATATCAGGTCTGAAACAGCACCGGCCGATAATTCATCACCCGTCTCTTGAATCATCTGAGCCGTGAATGACCTTCTAAGGTCACCCGTGCCTGGCTTAAATGTCTTACCAACAGTTCTTTTTATTTCGCCCTCTGCGTGTTGAGCACATCTGAACAATGCAATGGAGATTGCCTTGTTTGCATTTGCCCCTAGCTCATAGAGCAGGTCAGCCATTTTCTTTTCGCCATTGACCTCAAGACCTATCATCAGCAATCGTCCTTTGTGGCGTCTTCTGGGCCGGCTTGCGGATTGTCGAATTGACCGATCTTAAATGATGGCTGCACAAAGTCAGAGTCATCCTCAAAGCTCTGCTTGGCTGCTTTACTCAAGCCGCCAACAAACATCTCGCTTTCTGTTAGCATCTCTCTGGCTAACTTGTTTCTAAGTTCGAGGTAATGATTGTATGCCTGCGATCTTGAACTTGTTATGCCAGCCGCATTGCGGTCAACATCACGGGCTATCTTCGCAAGAATAGCTTCAACACATTCAA